GCAACATGCTGTGGATCAGGATAGGGCAACCATAGCGGCTAAACTAAGGGAAGCTGGTTACCCTGAACTGGCGAAGAATTTAAGGAGTTTGTGATATGGCAATTACAACAGCAATGTGTACATCATTTAAGGGCGAGTTATTGTCTGCTACCCATGATTTTGACGCTTCTGGGGGAAATAGCTTTAAATTGGCTCTATACGCCATTGGTGGAGGAGGAAAATCGTCTACTACGGCTACATTAGGGGCATCTACAACGGCCTATACTACTACGGGGGAAGTTGCTAACAGTGGTAGTTATACGGCTGGCGGAGGTGCATTAACTAACGTAAACCCTTCTACTTCAGGAACTACCGGATTTACGGATTTTGCTGATATTAGCTTTACGACAGCGACAATTACAGCACGAGGAGCTTTGATCTATAACGACACAAATAGTGACAAAGCGGTTTGTGCGCTTGATTTTGGTGGAAACAAGACCAGTACGGCAGGTACGTTTACGGTAGCTTTTCCTGCCGCTGCTGCGAGTACGGCGATTATTAGGATTGCGTAGAGGACAATGCTTTGGCAAACATCACAGGCTGGGGAAGAGGTACTTGGAGTGAGGGTGCGTGGAACTCTCCTCTTGCCGTCGATGTTACGGGCGTTGCGGGTACGGGTGCCGTTGGCACGGTCACAATTACGGCTGGCGCAAGCGTTACTCCCACGGGCGTTGCTGGTACGGGCGCGATTGGCACGGTCACGGTCACAGGCACAAGCACAGTTACCGCTACAGGTGTTGCGGGTACGGGCGCGGTTGGGACAGTTGTCCCAGCGGCGGGTGCAAGTGTCACCCCAACAGGCGTTGCGGGTACGGGCGGTGTTGGTTCGGTTACGATTACGGCTGGTGCAAGCGTTACTCCCACAGGCGTTGCGGGTACAGGTGCCGTTGGCACGGTGGTTGTTACCCCCAGTATCACGGCTACCGTTACGGGCGTTGCGGGTACGGGAAGCATTGGAACAGTTACGCCTACGGCTGGCGCAAGTGTCACCCCAACGGGCGTTGCGGGAACAAGCGCAGTCGGTACGGTCACAATCACAGGAACAAACAATGTCACTCTTACGGGCGTTGCGGGTACAGGGGAACTTGGCGCTGTTACGCTTACGGGTGGCGCAAAAGTTACGCCCACAGGCGTATCAGCGACGGGTGGCACAGGAGAATCAAACGTCTGGAGTCTTATTGATGAATCACAAACACCTAACTGGTCTGCGGTTGATGAATCACAAACACCTAACTGGTCTGCGGTTGATGACTCTCAAACCCCGGATTGGACAGATATAGCAGCATAGGAAAAGATTATGGCTTCTACATACACAACTGGTTTCAGTTTAGAAAAAATAGGTTCTGGAGAACAGGCCGGAACTTGGGGTACGACCTCAAATCACAACTGGGATATTGTTGACCGATTAGCCTCATACAAAGCGGTAGCTTTGAGCGATGCTTCTACAGCCACTTTGACTGTTCGAGAAGCTTCTCCAGGTTCTGGAACTGAAAATCTTCAAGACGGTATGTACCGTGCGATTAAGTTTACGGGATCTTTAAGTCAAGACTGTACGGTTACAATAGCGCCGAATACAGCCCCTGCTTGGTTTATCATTGAAAATGCCGCTGGGGACGACGTTATTCTTTCCCAAGGCTCTGGAGCAAACGTCACCGTTCAAAATGGTAAAAACGTCATTGTCTACTGTGATGGAGCGGGAAGTGGCGCAGCAGTTGTTGATGCTCTGGCAGACCTTCAAATAGGAACACTTGAGGTTACAGGTGCAGCGGCAGTTGACGGAACACTTGCTGTAGGAGGAGCTTCGACCTTTAGCAACACAGTCACTGTTGGTGTTGATGATACTGGATATGACGTTAAACTCTTCGGTGCTACTAGTGGCAAATATGCTTTGTGGGACGAAAGTGCTGATAGCTGGATAATTAGTGGCACTCAATCTACGGTCACTGCGGGTACGTCCAATTACATCGCAGGTGTCAATGCAGGTAATTCTATTCAATCAGGTGGTAACTACAACGTAGCTGTTGGTGATGAAGCTGGAACGGCAATTACTACAGGCGATAATAATGTTCTGGTGGGCTATGACGCTGGCAAGGCTCTTACAACAGCAAGCAGCAATACTATTATCGGGCATACTGCTGGTGATGCCGCAACAACTGCTTCTCCTTTTATAGCTATAGGTCATGCGGCTGGTGGGGCGGTAACAACTGGAAACGGTAATCTTTGTCTTGGGCAAAATGCTGGTGATGCTCTTACGACAGGGGGCAATAATACAGCTTTAGGTCATTATACATTACGGGGTATGACCGAAGCAGGACCAGTAGTTGCTGTAGGCTATAACGCTGGAAATGCTCATACAACAGGTGCAGGCTGTACCTATGTGGGTGCGTATTGTGGTGATGCAAATACAACCGGGGGATACAATACGTTTATTGGTGATGCAGCAGGTGGCGCAAATACATCAGGAGCTTACAACACTTTTGTTGGTCAGGCCACAGGAGATGCAAATACAACTGCTCAAGGCAATACTGCTGTTGGATATCAAGCTGGTACGGCAATCACCACAGGAAATCATAACGCTATATTTGGATATATAGCTGGTCAGGCTATTACAACAGGCACTTATAATGTTCTTGTGGGAGTAGATGCTGGTAAATTAATAAGTACCAGTAGTTATAATGTAATTATGGGCTTCCAAGCTGGTGATGCCATCACAACAGGTGAGAAAAATGTTGCTGTGGGATATCAGGCATTAGGAGGTAATACAACTGCTTCTAATAATACGGCTGTTGGCGATTCTGCTGGTTTAGCAAATACGACAGGAACAGGAAATACTTTTGTTGGAAATGCAGCAGGTGTTGCAAATACAACAGCATCTAATAATAGTGCGTTTGGTTCTCAAGCATTGGTAGCAAATACGACAGGGACAGGCAATACCGCTATAGGAATGATTTGTATGGCAGCTTGTACTACAGGCAGTACTAATGTTGGAGTTGGGGGCAATGCGCTTAATGATCTAACAACTGGTTCAAACAATGTAGTAGTCGGCGTTGATGCTGCTGATGTTTTAACAACAGGGGGTGCTAACGTAGCAATAGGAAAAAATGCTCTTGGCGCTCAAACAACGGCTAGTGATAATACGGCTGTTGGCGACCATGCAGGAGCTTCTATAACAACTGGGACAAGCAATGTTGCTTTGGGTCAAGCTTCTCTTGATGTATGTACAACAGGAGCGGCTAATACTGCCCTCGGTCAAAATGCGCTTGGTGCATGTACAACAGGCGGTGACAATGTTGCTGTTGGCCCTAATGCTTTAGATGCTCTTACAACGGTTGGTCAGATTACTGCTGTTGGCAAACACGCACTAGGTTCTAGCACTTCAGGGGAAACTAATGTCGCTGTTGGCTATAATGCTGCAGGTTCTTTAACAACTGCTTCCCAGAATACCTATGTAGGTCATGGTGCTGGTAGCACTCATACAACGGGTAATGAAAACACTGGTTTTGGCAAAAATTCTCTTGTTGGCCTCACAACTGGTGTTTGTAATCAGGGTGTTGGCGCTCACACATTAGGAGCAACCACAACAGGTTCGTATAATACTGCAATGGGCTGTTCTGCGGGTAATACCAATACGACAGGCAGTCATAACATGGTTTTAGGCCATAACTGTGATCAGAGTGCCGCAACAAATGTCCACGAAATTACTCTAGGAACGAATAGTCAAGTTGGTAAGGGAAGTAGTACAGCGTTTATTTCTCCGAATGGTGGAGCGGTTTATGCAGGAAATAACAGCGCAAATTTTTCAACGACTTCTGACAGACGAATTAAAAAGAATATTGTTGATAACAATATAGGTCTTGAGAAAATAAATCAGATTCAAGTTCGTAACTTTGAATATAGAACCCCTGATGAAATTGATGAATTGCCTAAACATGCTGCTATAGATAGTGAAGGCACTCAGTTAGGAGTAATTGCTCAAGAGGTACAAGGATTCTTACCGCAAATTATTAAGGAAGAAACAACAGGCTGTTTAAGTGTGGATGGTAGTGATATTAAATGGCTTTTAGTTAATGCTGTAAAAGAATTGTCTGCAAAAGTCGAAGAATTGGAGAAAAAACTAAATGGTTGATAATGAAACAAATGTCGTCAACATTGGTGGCACCGAATACGATCCTAGTGACCTTACGGATCAACAGAAATACTGGATTGTCCAAGTGCAGGATCTTCAAAGCAAGCGTCAAGCGCAACAGTTCCAGTTAGACCAAATCAATGTGGCCTTAGACAGTTTTATGACTTCATTGATTGAAAGCCTTAAAGATGATAACACAAAGGAGCAAGTAAATGGCTGATCGAGAACTTACGGCAGATGAAATTGCCGCAAACTTTTCCGCTATGGACGATAGTGTAACACTTATTAATGCAACTGTTGCTGATGATTCAGACGCATTGACACAGTTTGGCACTGCCGCTGAAGTCAAACTTATGATTACTCGCAACACGGACCATCTTGAGCTTCAGAAAGAAAAACAGTGGTACAAAGACTCCAGCAAAACTAAAACTAAGTACACAAAAGCCATTACGGATGGTAAAGCATACGTTGCTGGGTAAGATGAATGCCGCTTACCAGAGTTCAGTTTAAACCTGGTGTCAATCGTGAAAGTACGTCTTTTGCGAATGAGCAGGGTTGGTTTGACTCCGATTTAATACGTTTTAGAAAAGGCCGCCCTGAAAAGCTGGGAGGCTGGACAAAGGTTTCTGGAACTTCTCTTGCAGGAACGCCTCGTTCTTTAAATGCGTGGATTACTCTCGATGCTTTAAAGTTAATGGGCGTTGGCACCAACAAAAAGTTTTACATTGAACAAGGTGATTCGTACAACGATATTACACCCATTCGAGCTACGGCAACACTTGGAACCAATCCTATTACAACGGGTAGTGCTAGTTCAGGAGAAATTACAGTTACGGCTGCGGGTCATGGCGCAGCGGAAGGCGACTATGTTACCTTCAGTGGAGCTACAACTACAGATGGGATAACCGCCGCTCAGATAAATACAGAACACGTTATAACTTCTGTAGTATCCGCCAACAGTTACAAGGTAGATACGGGAGGAAGTGCTACTTCTGGATCTACGGCTGGCGGTGGTTCGGCTGTTATTGCCAATTACCAGATACACGTTAGTACGACTGAATCTGTTCTTGGCCCTGGTTGGGGTTCTGGTTACTGGGGTGGTCAGACGCTTACTTATTCCCAAACTACCTTGGACGGTGGCATAAACGCCAGTGTAACTTCGCTGGATTTGACTTCTGCTTCTGATTTTGAAACAGCTTCTACAACAACAAGTGCTGCTGTAGCTATCGTGGATACAACAATCAGTCTGGCTGATTCCTCTGGAATGCCAGCCAAGGGTACAATCAAGGTAGACAGTGAGCACATTTCTTACAAGACCAACTCAGGGACCGTTCTTGGTGACATCACAAGAGGCGTAGATGGAACGACCACGGCAACGCATTCGAGCGGTGCTACGGCCACTTTTGTTGGTTTAATAAAAATTGAAGACGAGTTACTTTTATACACGGCAAAATCAAGCAACACTTTAACCGTTATTCGTGGCTCAAGAGGCACTACCGCTGCTTCTCATTCTGATGATGTTATTGTCAAGGAAGCCAACGGTTTTTATGGATGGGGGGATGCGGTATCTCCGTTTACTTCCGGTGAGACGCGGCTGTGGTCGCAGGACAATTGGGGCGAGGATCTCATCCTTAATGTTCGTGATGATAACGTTTATTATTGGGACGCAACACTTGGCTTGAGCACACGGGCAACGGCCTTGAGTAGCCAGACAGGGGCTTCGGATGCGCCGACAATTGCCCGTCAGGTTATTGTGTCAGACACGGATCGTCACGTTATTTGTTTGGGCGCAAATACAATAGGAACAACGACGCAGGATCTTTTGCTTGTGCGCTGGTCAGACCAAGAGAATGCAGTAGATTGGACACCTAAAACAACCAACACAGCTGGTTCTCAACGTCTTTCTTCAGGTTCTGAAATCATTACATCTGTTGAAACACGTCAGCAGCTTTTGATATGGACAGATGCATCCATGTACAGCATGAGATTTGTTGGTGCTCCTTTTACGTTTTCATTTAATCTTCTGGCAAGTAATTCTTCAATCATTGCTCCAAAAGCGGTGGTATCTGCTGGTGATCGTGTGTTTTGGATGGATACAGAAAATTTCTTTATGTACGCAGGGCAAATACAGGCGCTCCCCTGTACTGTTCTTCGTTACGTTTTTGATGATTTAAATTTCGATCAAAAGTTAAAGATTTTTGCTGGTTCAAACAGGATGTTTGACGAAGTTTTTTGGTTTTATTGTTCTTCTGACAGTGACGACATTGACCGTTACGTTAAGTTTAATTATGCAGAGGGAACGTGGGATATTGGTTCCTTGTCCAGAACTGCCTGGGTTGATTTTGGTTTATTTAGTAAACCCCGTGGTGCAGGGACCGTGGACAGTTCAAATTACATCTATAACCATGAATCAGGGACCACGAATGACGGTTCCGCAATGACTTCGTACATTGAGTCTTCTGTATTTGACATAGGCGATGGAAATCAATTTGTGGCGATAAAGCGCATTATACCAGACATTGATATATCGAGCGCATCGGGCAAAGGCGTTGATTACGTATTAAAGACCCGTAACTATCCCGGAGAAAGTCTGACAACGAACTCAACGAGTACTGTTACCAGTACAACGACAAAATCTGATGTACGAGCCCGTTCCCGTTCTGCCGTGTTACGCATTCAAAGTAGCGATGATGATATTTCTTGGACCCTTGGTGATACTAGAATGGAAATTCAACCGGATGGGAGGCGGTAATGGCCCGTTTACTCGAAACGTCATTGCCTCTTGTACCCAGAGAATATGATTCGGATACAATGATTCAGTTGGTTCAGGTTATTGAGAATGCTCTTACGAGCAAGGAAATGCCGTCTGTTATAAGCGGCGAAGATGATACTAATGGTATTAACTGGTTTATGGACTAATGGCTTCTGCGTACAAAAACATAGCAAAATTAGTGGCTTCTACGGGAGATGTCACAATTTACACCTGCCCGGACACCACAGATGCCATAATTAAGAATATAAACCTTTATAATAGCCATAGCGGCACTATAGTAGTGTACCCTAAGATTACCGACAGTTCCGCATCTGTAACGGTTACGTTAGAGAAGAACAGCATAGGAACTCTCGCAGATACGTCCCTTGCTGGACCTTTCGTTTTAGAGGCCAGTGATACGCTTAAATTAAATTGCGATACGGCTGATAAAATTTACGTTTTTGCGAGCGTTTTGGAGCTTTCATAATGATTACGAATATATCCCAAAAAACAAGCGGCGAACCCAGCATTGAGTCTTTAGCCACCGGACTAGGAACATTAGGACGTTACGGCGATAACTACATGGTCCATGCTGCTGAAGGTGAAACAGTTGTTCCCAGAGAAGTTCTTGAAGCCAACCCTGGTTTGAAAGAAGATCTGTTTCGTCAAATGCAAATGGCGGGAATAGAAAACCCAAATCGCTACGTTGTTGGAAACGAGTTTAACTCGATTAACCCAGTTACAGGACAACCTGAATTTTTCTTTAAGAGAGTATGGAGGGCGGTTAAAAAAATAGGTAAAAAAGTTCTGCCTATTGTGGCACCAATTGTCGGCAATATGATTTTACCCGGTATTGGTGGTCTTATTGCTTCTGGACTTGTTACAAAGATGCAAGGGGGCTCTTGGGCCGACGCTCTTAAATCCGCAGCCATAGCTTATGCTGGCCAAAGTGTACTGGGTGGTCTGAAAGGCATGGAAACATTTGGTGGAAAAGGAGGCTTCGGGCAAGGATTTATGGATGCTGCTTCAGCACCATGGCAAGCTGGATCAAATTTATTTTCTTCCGGCGCGGATAATCCATTAGCTCAAGGAATATTTGGAGAATCACTTGGCTTTAGTCAACCTTCTTACAGTTGGGAAAAATCTGGACTTTTCCCCAAATATAATCCAAACGCAGCCACGCCAGCCGCAGCCACGCTAACCACCACAAGTCAACCTGCGACAGATCCAGCTGCGACAACAACCACAAGTCAACCTGCGACAGATCCAGCTGCGACAACAACCACAAGTCAACCTATGACAACGGAAGTAAATTGGGACGTGGATGTGGATAGTCCGTACTATAATCCAGAAACTGGATCTTTTCCGGCAGATGCTGGAGGTAATTTAATAGAATATTCAGGAGTAACGGCACCTGGAACACAAGTACCTAGCACGGAAGGTGTAATAAAAGCCACTAGCGGAAACGCGACGGATTATGCATCTGGACAGCGAGTTGAGTTTGCAGATGGAAAGATAAGACAAGCTGTATCAACCATCGGCAAAGACGGCGTTAATGTTGGTAATCAGTGGAAGGATGTTGGCTCTTGGAACACGGCTACAGCAAGGGGTTTAGAGGCTATCGGGGTAGGGCAAGACACAGCATTTAATATAGCGCCTTACGTAAAAACAGCTGCTTTAGCTGGCGGTGCTGCCGCTGCGGCTTATGCCTTATCGCCGGAAGAAGAAGAAAGAGTAAAAAGTCTAAGCGAACTGGAAATGGAATCCTATGATAAATGGCGTGCAATGCCCGATAAAAACACTCCAGAAGCCGTAGACCTTTACTACCGATGGATGGGACGACCCACCATGACCAAAGGTCAAGTAGCGGAGAGCATAGGTGTGGATGTAGGGAGAATGGTTGGCCCAGGTTTTGAAGATTGGAGATATCTTACTCAAGCAGCTGGCGGCGGCGAAGTCATGGGTCCGGGTACAGGAACCTCTGACAGTATCCCCGCAAGGCTTTCGGATGGTGAGTTTGTAATGACGGCACGAGCCGTTAGAAACGCTGGCGGTGGTGACAGGTCGCTAGGCGCGGCTCGAATGTACGACATGATGAACCGCTTTGAGCAAGGAGCGGCGTAATGTCTACAACAACACAACATTCATATGTTCGTCAGGCACCTTTTATTGAGGATCGTCAAAGAACTCTTCTTGGACTTGCTGAAGCTCGCTCGAAACTTCCAATACCTGGAGAAACATTTGATATAGGTGTTGCAGATCCAAGCGAACTTCAACTGGCCTCTTACGCAACGGGAAGGGGCATTGGTCAATACTCACCGTATGTACAACATGGCGCTGATACCTTGTCAGGCGCTAAGTCTGCAATGGAAGCGGATCGTGGCCAAATTAGACAGCGTTTTGAGGCGGGTGCTGGAACTCTAGCTGATGCCGCCACTGATCTTCGAGCAATGTCCCCCATTGGTAGCATGATGCAAGGCGAGGCCGCTCAAATAGCGCGGGGGGCGGGGCAGCGGTTTGATGCTCCAACATCTTATCAGGGGTACGCAGCACAGGGTTTTGACCCATCCAGTGTTTCTGCGTACATGAATCCTTACGAAGATCAAGCGGTTCAGCAAGCTTTAGGGGACATTAGCCGCCAAGGAGATATCGCAAGAAATAGATTGGCCGGACAGGCGGTTCAAGCGGGTGCCTTTGGAGGGGCTCGTCAGGGTCTTCAGGAAGCAGAACTAGGAAGAAACATTCTTGAACAACAGGGAAGAACTGCTGCGGGAATGAGACAGGCTGGTTACCAACAGGCAATGGGACAAGCGCAACAATCGTTTATGGACCAGCAACGCAGAGCACAAGCTCAAGCACAATTCGGAACCCAAACGGGTATGTCGGCTCTTCAACAGCAACAACAAAGACAGCTACAACAGGCTCAAATGCTTAGTGGTATCGGTGGTTTGCAAGGGTCGCAAGCCATTCAAAGAGCACAAGCTTTAGGACAACTGGGAACAGGGTTGGCTGGTATAGGGGCTGGACAGGCTCAAGAAGGAATGCGATATGGAGCAGGACTAACCTCTCTAGGAACGCAACAGGCAAATATCGCCGGATTGGGCCAGAACATATTGTCGGGACAGGCTACACTGCAATCACAGCTTGGCGCTCAACAGCAAGCCCAACAGCAAAGACAGTTTGATGCTGACCGCGCAGCAGGAATCCAACGAGCCTACGAGCCCTTCCAGAGGATGGGATGGATGTCTGATATTCTCAAACCAACCGTTGGCACCGCTCAATCGACAATTGGCACGACTACAGCGCCTACACCAAGTCCGTTGTCTCAACTTATCGGTGGCGGAATTGCGGGGATGGGCGTTAACAAGTACCTCGGTAATCCTCTTGGGTTCTCCGGGTTTGGAAGTAAAAGCCAATGAGACGTGAACGCCCCTTAAAATCTGTTCTGGCTGGCCGCAAGATGTTTAATGGCGGCATGATGATGCCTCTTGACACTCCTCCGGCGATGCAAAACACCCCGTCCGGTATTCTTGCGTCGTCCCAGCCTTTGATCGAGGCCGCTACGCAGGAAGCGGTTGCACCAATGGCCATGGTCAACGAACCAATGTCCATGGCCCAAGGTGGATCGGTTCAGGGGTTTAGTAATGGTGGGATTCAAGTTACACGTCTTCCAAGCCCAGAAGACTTTACAATGGAAGCTTTTGATACTTCTGGAGTTATAGATGTTAATGACATAAAAATTTACAGTAATTTACGTGCTTTTGGAATGAATAAAGAAGATGCGGTGGGTGGAGTAGACCGCGCCAGAACCGCTATGTCTAAAAACCCTGCCATGGATATTAATGAGGCAATAAATTTTGCTTTAAAACCTGTTATGGCTTCTGAAACACTTAATGCTAACGATACATCTGGTTACTCTATTGCTGAACGTGACGCAAGAATGGTGATCAACCAGCGGGGGGCGGAGGATCAGGTTTTTATAGATCAACAAAAGAAAACCTTATCTGACGCTCAAAACCAAGGTCCAGAATCCTACCAAAAGGCTGTTGCCAATCTTTTACAAAACCCTGATTACAGTCAAAGATTTAAATCATCTGTTTTAGGAAGAGAGCCGGGTTCAGATATCTCGTTTGTTGGTAAAGGTACAGATACAGATACAAGTACAGACCAAACCAGTGTGGATTATTACGATGTTCCTACAGGTACTAAAAGTGTTGTTAAGGGTACAACATACACGACTGATCTAAGTGGTTTGAGAGAATATCTTTCAAACTCAGGTACTAGTGCTAAAGAAGCACCTTCAAGTGTTCTATCTAAAAGCATAGATAGTATTATTGACAGTGCTATTGAGAAAGCAGAGGGAAGAGTTTTTGATAAAGATAAATTTAAATCCGAAATAGAAAGCCTTCTTCCTGCGGTAGAAGAAGATCCTCAAACAGAAGGTCTTTTGTTAGCTATGCTGGGAGCTTCTATAATGGCTGGAGAAAGTTCAAGTGCTTGGGTTAACGTAGGGAAGGGCGTTGAAAAAAGTTTACCTGCCTTGATTGCTTTCAAAAACAAGCAAAAAGAATCAGAACGAGATCGTCAGATGGCGGCTGCTAAAATGACTATTCAAGAAAGTTTAAGCAGAGATAAAGAAACAAGAACGATTGTAGATTCTTTACAAAAACAAAAAACAGTGGCTGGAATTAAAGAAGCGGAAAGGCTTCTTACTCCTAAAGATTGGTGGATTTCTAAAAGCATTACTTTGCCGTCATCTTTACTGGATGGAAAAAAGGGAGATCTTGACACTTTTCTTCCTAAAGGTTCCACCCTAAGTTTGAGCCAAGTAGAGTATGATAAATTAAGTAGTTTGGGTGTAAAAGCTCTTCCCTTTGACAGAGGTTCTTGGAAACCGTCTGACATTCTAGACATGGCAGATACCGCTAAAAATGCCAAACACGTTAAAGCAATGAATGCATACGGGGATAGAGTATCACTTAAAGTGTTTGAGCAGTTTAAGAAAGCAGGTGCTTTAACTGTTCAATATTATACTCCCAGTTATGGTGCTATGGAAGCTGGCGCTAGAAATCAAAACATGATCAATGCGAATCAACTTACAGGCTTCATGCAGGAATACCGCAATGTTTTGCAACCTGCTGCTGACCTCCGTAGTGATGTAAGGGAGATTCTTGGTGGGGTGCTGGAACGTCCAGGCTCTTTTACGGGATTTGGTAAACTGTTAGATGAGACAACAGATGTTATTCGCGGCATCGTTGGCAAAGAAGATAATCTTGGAATAGTTAAGTATTTAGAGGGTATTGGAGCAACACAAGGGTTAGGGGCAGCAGAAGAAGCCAGAGTTAAGTCATTAATTGTGTTAGCAAAAATTGCTCCTTTGTTGCTTGATGAATCTGGCAAGACAATATCGGATCAAGACAGAAGAATGATTGCTCAAACGCTTGGTTTAAACACTATACCCAACGACCCCAATGATCCATCTAAAGGATTTCGAGTTGAGTTAAATCCAGGTATTTTTCGCAACCCACAAGCAATAGTGTTGGCTATTAATCAAACAGAACAGGCTCTTAATAGGCGAATAAATGCCGTTAACAATGAAGCAAAAACTTATTTGTACACGTTTGGAGTTCCTTCAGATCACAAGGAAGTTTTGGAATTTGAAAAAAATCAGGATAAACAACTGACAACTTCAGGTTTTAAACCAAAGGGCCTTGATTTTAATTTTTCATAAAGGAGGAGCTAATGGGACAAATAAGCATAATGACTCCTCTGGGAGTTAAAACAGGCGCTATAAAAGGCGATGTTCCTACAGAAGAAGAACTTATAAAAATTAGAGAAATGTTTCCATCTCCTGATGGAAGTTCTTTTGATTACAGGGTTCTTGAAGGAAGAACCTTTGGTCCTGACAATCCTGTTGTGTCTTCAGACAGAGTAGAATCACCTTCGGTAAAGGCTGAAGAACCACTCCCAAAACCCGTTGGTGAAGTAGAAGACTCTTGGCTTCGTTTTCAACTGGGTAGAATGGATAACGATGAAGAAAAACAGAATCTTTTAAACAATCTTTTAGGAGAAGGGACGAGCGAAAAGGTTTCTCCAGGCACGTTTGTAATTGACCAGTCTAAGGTTGATCCTCGAATACGGGAAAAATACGGACTTGCCGACACAGGTAGAATTTATTTGGATAAGCCGGGTTTTACATGGAATGATCTTATAGATTTTGGTGGAGAAGCTGGCCCAGAAACACTTGCCGCTGTTGGAGCAAGTATCGCCGCTACAGGGTTTGGTATTATCCCTGGAATGTTGATTGTTGGTGCCGCAGCAGGAACGGCGAAAGCTGCCGATGAAGCAATTGAATGGGCGCAAGGCCTCAATCGTCAATCAGCTGGAAAAGTATCGGCCATGATAGCAACAAGCGGTATATCAAATGCTTTGTTTGAGGGGGCTGGTCGTAAAGTAGCCCAAGGAATAGGATGGTTAATTAAAGGTCGCGGGCCAGATGTTTCTGTTAAAAGAATAGATGAACTTACTGATAACTTTATAAACTTAGGTTACAAGCCAAAAGAAGCGGCAAGACTAGGACAAAGAGCCGCTAAAGAAGAAGCGTTAGCTAACATGTCTTCGGCAGTACGAGCAGGGGCTAGGCCCACAGTTGAAGCCGCAGCTGGAAAAGGTTTAGCAGCTAGGGCTCTGGCAATATATGAAAAATTATTTAAAAACCCTAAAATAGGAGAAGCTAACACTCGATACATTGGCGATGTGTTAAAACAAGTTGACGAGGGAGTGTTGTCTGAAGCGGAAGCTGTAAAATTATTAACAGCTAATGATTCTTCAATAGCGTCTCTCATTGCAGGAAATCTAGCTAACCCAGAAGAAGCCTTTAAACTGACAAAACAACATTACGATAATTTTGTAGCAAAAGAACTTGCAAAATATGAAGCAAAATTTGTTCCTTCTGCGAAAATGCCAGATGATTACACGAAAAACCTTCAGCTTGCCGCAACTCTGTTTCGGACAGAATCAACCAATTTATATGATCTTGCAGGACAAACCATAGGAAAAGCCGGATTATTTGATATATCTCCCGTTCTTAAAACGCTTGATGACCTTGGAAAACAAAATCCTTTTGTTGAATATAGCGGATCTTTATTTAACACGATTAAACAGAGAGCCGCTCAAGGAAAACTTTCTATAGGAGAATTACAAAATTTAAAATCTGCTCTTCGTATTTCCAGGGGAGATACAGAACTTGTTTCAACGGCTGCCCAAGGAGGAATAACTAAATTAATAGGTTCTATAGATAATTTAATGTTGTCTAAACAATCAGAGTTAGCAGAACAGGTTGCACGAGGATACCGAATAGAAGTTGTTCCCGCCGGACAGGGTGCTCAACTTTTAGACACAGGTCTTGGGCTTGTGTTTTCCCCCAGAGGCGCTGGTGTTACTTACAGAAAAGTTCCTATCAATCCTTCAGAATTATCGAGGCTTAGAGAAGGACTCGATCAATGGGACAAAGCTAATGCATTCTTCAAATCTGGGCAGGATCAATTTAATAATACGGCGCTTAACACTGTTCTTCAAAATGCTAAAGGTGGGTATTTTACCAGCAATATAGATATTTTAAAAATAGCTGTAGAAGCAGGGAACGCTCCTAAATTGGCTATGTATTTGAATGCTGTTACCCCATCTCCAAATATGATTCAAAAATTATCTCAACCGGGAACCACGGAAATTATTGAAAATGTTCGCCGCCTTGTAGACGGGGATCAGTTTAAGGCCGCAGAAGATTTAATAAAATCGTCGGGTTTGGAAAAAGTTATTCCCAAGATTCAGGGTTTTATAGATGATCTTCCCGCCGCAGATGTGTTTCGAGTCTCTCAAAAGAAATCTTATCTAGCACAGTTAGATGATCTTGCTCAGCTTTCCATAAGCGGTGCATCTCCGCAAATAATGCGGCAGTCTGTTAGAAATTCACTAGCTAAAACCTGGATTTCTCAAGCTAGAGAAGCTGCTCAAGATCAGTTTAAGCAATTTAATCCTCAACAGTTTTCTGATCAGTTTATAAAACTGGGAGATGATTTACAGGATGCTTTATTTGGAAAGGCTGAAGCATCGTTAATGAGAGAGGCTATGGAAACTTTTAAAGCTTCTTCCATAAGCAAAGGGTCAGCAGAAGAGCTTTTTGCGGCTTTACCAACCTTAACTAATCAACCTTTAAAAGCCTCAATTCAATCTTTAAAAGAGATTTTTGAAAGAGGGGCGCGGGAATCTCAAGATGCTGTTCTTTCGGCTATTAGTAGTGGGACTATTAGAAGTCCTTTGGAGTTAGTAGATGGAGTGTTAAAAAACCCAAGTTCATATCAAAGGTTAAAAAATGTTGTAGGAGAAGAAAAGCTTGTTGAACCTGGTGGTTTGAAAGACATGGTTATGAACAACCTTCTTCAAAACGGTGTTAAAGAAAGTCTTGAAACAGGAACAATACAAAGTGGGGCTTGGGGAAAAAGTTTTAAATCAGCTATCGAAGCTCAAAATAAAAACGGAGCACTTAACACCATTCTTGGTAAGGAAACTGTCGATCAACTTATTAAGATAGCAGATAATGCTGTTAAGATATCGGACGCACCTATTGCTGGATTTGGTGGTTTAGTACAGGCAACATTACCACTTACTTTGTTGGCTCTCATTTGGCACGGTCAAATTGGTGCTGCTGTGGGAACCGCCAGTACAATGATGGTTGTATCTAGAGCACTAAGAAATCCCGGTCTTCTTAAACTTCTTACTTCACCAAAAGTAAGGTCTAACGAATATTCTAAAGCTTTAGCGGCAGGAGCAGACCTTCCTAGTTTAGCTAAACTAAAAGCAGACGGTCCTTTTGTTTATAATTTAAACAGGGCGGCAAATATTATTGCATCAGAAACAGCTATACTTGCTGGCAGCGGAATAATAGGTGACGTGTTAGAAGAATCCGCATCAGGAGTACGCGAAGGATATAGGCAAGCACAGGAACAAATTCGTTCGGGTTCACAACCAGGTGCCGTAACAAGAGAGGGGATTGCTCCTCCTCAACCTACGATTAAATATGAAGACGTTCTTGGAAGAGGAGCGGCATCAGGGAACGTAAAAGGAGCGTCAGAAATACTAAGAAGAATAGAACAAGATAAACTCATGGGTGTCGGAGCAAATCAATAATGCAACTCTCCGACCACTTTACCCTGAGTGAGCTTACCAAGTCGTCTACGGCTGAACGGTTGGGCATTGCCAATGAACCAGGGTCCATGGAAGTTGAAAACCTGATCATGGTCTGTGACAAGATATTGGAACCTGTAAGGAACCATTACGGCGTACCTTTTGCGCCTAACAGCGGATTCCGTTGTCTGGAACTTAATCGAGCAATTGGATCTTCCGATAGTTCTCAGCATGTCGCGGGAGAAGCCGTGGACTTTGAGGTTCCGGGCGTCCCAAACAGGGAGACGGCTTTGTGGGTCATGGACAACTGTCAATTTGACCAGTTGATACTGGAATTTTACAAGGAAGGTGTGCCGGATTCCGGCTGGGTACATTGCAGCTATACAGTAGATGGGGACAACCGGAAGTCTGCTCGAGTGTTTGACGGCCAAAGCTGGAGTTCGTTAGGTGGTTGATTTTGCATCGACAGAAGTCGATTATATAGGCGATCCCGTAGCAACTCTAGACGTAGACCCTGCCTCCATTGGGT